GACGGGTTGAGGTATTGGGCGCGGCGGAACGTGAAGCCGAGGGCGTTGAATGCAGGGCGGCGGGTGAGCAGTCGGGTGGTTAAAAAATTGAGGAGATACTAATGCACAATTCAAGCGTGTTTATTCATTTGAAGCCGACGGCGAACGAGCTACGGCAGGCGTTTATGGAGCAGGTTGAGGCCGGTACGATCAAACATCTGCCTGAATGGTTGAGGACGCTTCCGGGCTGGATGAGTTATTTAAACCCGAAACCCAAAGCTCCGCGCGCGATCGCGTTTTGTCCGGTGGTGATTGAGGTCGATGGGCGATATCCGGCGGTGATTTACCTGACGAACTGGCGAGAATGCGGGAAGAGCGTGCAGGTTCATTTTGCGGCGCATGCTCATTACCGTCCAAAGACTGTGTTTTCTTCGTCCAAGCTAGCTCTAGACATGATTTTGAACAGCAAGGAGGTGGATTTGCTGGAGGTTTGCTGCGAGGGAAACAATCAGGTTGCCGAGAAAATGGCGCGATCGATGGGGTTTGTTGAGGTGGTTCGGGTTGGCGGGTGCGTATATAGCCTGAAAACCAACAAAGGGTATATTTATGGGAAAACCAAAACCAGAAAAATCTGCTGATCCTGAAAAGGCTGCGGCGCCGGTTACTCCGGAGAATGCCGAAGTGCAGGCTGCCGGTGAGGCAGAACGTCGCAGGTTGCAACAGCAAAATGGGCGGCAAACTACCTATCAGGTTAATCCGATTGCCGGCGGGCAGTTTGCTAACATGCGGAAAAAACGGACGGGCGACTAAAAAAAGGCTTTAGACCTTAGGCTTTAGGCTGGTCTGAATGAATAATATGGCAAAAACGATTGCAGAGAAAATTCTCCGGACGCGCGATACGCTGAAAGGCCAGCGGGCAACGTATAAAAACGTGTGTGATGAGGCTTGCCGGCTGTTTAATCCCGAACTGGAGGATCTGCTTGAAGCGCCTGCAGGCTCGGAGGTTCTTCAGCCGATCATTTCAACGGGCATTCTGGCGCAGGAGCGGATGGTGTCCGGGCTGTTTTCCAACACCATGAGCATGGGCCGCGGGAACATCATCGATCAAGACCAGAAGAAAATGAAGCAGTCCGAGGTGGCGCGGTTTTATACGGCGCTCAGCAAGGCGACGCACCGAAGGATTCAGCAAAGCCCATTTCCTGAAGCATACAACGAAATGTTGTCCGGCTTTGGTGTGCGTGGTGAAGGGGTGTTTTATGTCGATTTTAACGAGAAAACTTCACAGCACGAGTTTCTGGTGTATCCCAGCACGAAGGTTTTTCCGGTGCGTAATGCGCGCGCGGAGCTGATTGAGGTTTATCGGGAATATGAACTGACGGCGGTTGAGGCGGTTGATGAGTTCGGGCTGGAGGAAGTTCCTCAGGTGATTCAGACGGCCTACAAAAACGAAAAGCACGAAGAAAAATTCAAGTTTGTGCATGTTTTACGGCGGCGCAAAGTACGCAACAGCAAGAGGCTGGACAGCAAAAACATGCCGTATGAAAGCATCCACGTTGAAGAATCAACCCGGTCGAAGGTGAAAGAGTCCGGGACAAAGCGGATGCGGTATCTGGTGCCACGCTTTTACGTGCGCGACGGGGAGCCGTTCGGGCGGTCTCCGGCCATGAAGGCTCTGCCGGTGGCCCGTACGCTGATGAAGGTTGTTTCGGATCACATGGACGGGGTTGAGCTGGGGATTGCTCCGCCAATTTTTCTGCCGGATAGGGACGCGGTAGAGTCTGCGGTGCTGGAAGCGTTCGGGGTGAACTACTGCGACACCAGCAAGGGGCAGATTTTCACGTACACCGGCAACGGCAATCTGCAACTGAGTGCGGATTTCATCACTTGGCTGACGGATGAGGTGAATAAGCTGCATTACGTGGATCTGTTCACGATGCTGGAGCAGATTAAAAACAGCGCCAAGACGGCGTTTGAGGTTTCTCAACTGATCGCGGAACGGATACAGGCGATCAGCCCGGTAATTAATCGGCTTGGGAATGGGTTCTTTTCGCCGCTGTACGAACTGGTTGCGGAAGACATTCTTGAATATGACCTGCTTGGTGAAGAAATTCCGGCAGCTCTGGGTGGCAGTGAGTTCTCCGTGCAGTACACCAGCCGTCTGGATGTGCAGTTGGCCGATCTGGAGATCTCCAGTCTGGCGCAGGCGGTTATGCAGGCGGCGGAGTTGATCGCGGCCATTAAACAGAATCCCTGGCTGGATGCTGTTGTTAAGACCTACGAAACAATCAAAAAGATTTTTGCGGCAAAAAACGTGGATGTGGAGCTGTTGTTTACTGAGCAGCAGTTCAAAGACAACATCAAAAAATATATGGACGCGCAGGCGTCGGCGGCTCAGCAACGGCAGCTTGGAAGCATGGTGCATCCGATTGATGCGCAGCGGGCACCGGAAGAGGGCAGTCCGCTTGAAGCCGGCGTGGCGGCGATGGAAAGCGCTCAAGGGGTGGCAATATAATGGTTAAACCAAGCAAAACGCGGCGGGCAGTGGCCGATGGGGAGCGGCGCAAGCGGGCGGCGCGGTTTAGGAAGGTGTTCGGCACGTCGGATGGAAAGCAGGTTCTTGAAGATATGGTTTCCAAGTCCGGGATGAACGGGCCGCTGTTTGCGACGGATCAGCGGGTGCAGGATGCGAATGTTGCCCGGAATGATTTCATGGTGTGGGTTATCGAACAAATCAACTGGAAGCCCGTAGAGGGCAAGGAGGATACAAGTGAGTAAAATTACAAGCGCGCTGCTGCTGGGCGGCAAGGTGGATGTAAAAAAAGTGACAGTCGAAGAGCTGGACGCTTTTGTAGCTGATGAAAATCTAGTAGTTCCCGTGTCTGGAAAAAAGGCTGATATTCTGAACGCCATTTGCGACGCGCTGGAAGCTCGCGGCGACGTGGCTCCTGAATCGGATGAAGGTTTCAAAACACCTGCTACGGATGAGCCTGCTGGTGAACTCGGTGAACCGGCCGTTAGCGGATCGAACTATCTCAAACGTCGTGCCGGCAAGATTAAGGCCGGACGCAACGAACTCGGTCAGATTCCATCTGACTTGAAAGAGCAGGCCAGAAAAAGCTCTTACATTGCCCGTCGTTTCAAGAAAATGAATCCGAAAGGCTAAGGCATGTTGAAATTAATTCTTTGGCTGTTTTTCCCGTTGCTTCCGATGGTCCGGTATATTGACAGCGGCGGTGACGGCGGCGGCGGTGACGGCGCTGACGGGGACGGGGGCTCCGGCGGCGGTGACGGCGGAGGATATGGTGACGGTGGATCTCGCAGTATTGAAATTCCTCCCGATGGTGGACGGACAAAGACTCCAGCCGGCGGCGGTGATAAGCCGTGGTTTGAGTCGGCCGGGGTTGATCCGGCTATCCTGACCGACAAGGACAAGGAGTATAAAACCATTGGTGACTATGTGAAGGGGGCGCAAAGTGCCCGGCAGCTTGCCGCGTCAAAGGGGATTCCTTTGCCACCTAAAGATGCCACACCGGAACAGAAAGCAGCGTTTCAGGCCGAAGTGATGAAGCATTTTCCCGATCTGCCGGTGGCACCGGAAAGCGCCGATAAATATGAAATCCCGATGTTCAAGGACTCCGGACTTCCGGAGCCGCGGCAAAAGGCAATCACCAGCGCGTTTCATAAGGCCGGATTAAGCAACAAGCATGCGCAGGCGGTGATGGATATCTATGCGGATCAGGTTTCGCAGGATATGGCTGATGCGCAGGCGGTGATTGCAACCCAGCGAGCATCCACGGATGCCGAGTTAAAAACCGAATGGGGGGCCGAGTTTGCGGATCGCCAGGCGGGGATTGACCGCATTGGCGAAAAATATCCGGAACTTTTTTCCGTGATGAAGTCGGTCGGGATCGATGCGCGGAAGGACTTCCGCGTCATGATGGACGAAGTGGCGCGGAGCATCAGTGAAGATCATCCGGGCGGAAGTGGCAAGGAGTCGGCGGACGCTATTGAAACGCAGATCACCGAGCTGCGGACAAAGATCAAGGGCACCGAAAACTCACTGGAGCGGAAGAAGCTGATCAAGCAGGAATCGGAATTGTATAAAAAACGCGATGCGCTGCGGAAAAAATAAATCTGGGTAAAACTGGGTGCGTATATAGGGGCGAGGGAATACCTCGCCCTTTTTCTTTGGGCTGAGCCCCTCCATCCGCGTGGATCGCGGCGGGTGGCGGCGCAACCGCAAGCAAGCCCCCTTCTTCGGAGGAACACGGTGAGCGAATGGTGAGAAATCACGGTTTGTTAACTGAAATGTAAAAACGAAGGAGAAGAAGATGAAAATCATGTTTATTGGAAATCCAGTCTTGGCATTGCTGAGCTGGTTGCTTGCTCCGGCGGTGCGTTTTGCGTCGCAGGATACTCACATGTTCGAGCAGTTTACGGCCAACGTAAAAGACCTGCTGGGAGAACATCCGTCCCACTCTATTCTCGCGCACATGTGCGAAGAAGAAGCGGGCTCCGGCAAAGGCGTCTGGATTAACGGGATCAGTGCTGCGGACAGCGACGATGCAGTCAGCAAAGCATTGACGGCCAAAGACACGGTGAAGGAATACCAGCAGCTGGCCGCTGAAAGCCAAACCTGGGACAACTTCAAAAAGACCATTACTCCGTTTAACGATGTAATGAAGATGGTCAGCTGGTCCGCTCCGCGTCTGGTTGAGTGGGGGCACTCGTTTGACGAAGACGAAGAATGGCAGCATCTGGCCGATCCGAAGGGTTCAACGGTTAACGTCGGTATCCGTAAAATCTTCAAAGAACGCGATGAGCTGTTCCTTGCCGGTGCTACGGCCGCAACCGTCAGCCGCAAATCCAGCGACAATGAAACTTTGCACTCGGTTTCTCTGCCGGCGTCTCAAACTCTGGATGACATGACGTATGCGGATATTAATGTCGACAGTCTGCCGAGCATGATCTGCGAAAAGTTTGACAATGTCTGGTATGCCAAGGGCAGCCCGATCTATTGCGCAATTTCCGCAACGATGGCGCGGCATTTCCGCAAGAACAGCCGCAGCCAGATTCATAACACCGACTTCGTGCGGAGTTATGAGCATTTCATGCAGGGAACGATCCCGGACATCGACGGTGTAACCTTCATTGTCCTGCCGAAATCTATGATGGCCTCCATCACCGGTGAAGGCGCGGAAGACTCCTATGTGGCATGGGTTCCCCAGGCTATCAAACGGGTCATGTACAGCGGGTTCAAGACCTCGACCTCTACTCAAGGGTTGCTGCGTGATACGCAGTTGGTTTACATGCGCGAAAAAGAAGACTTCAAGCGCATCGACGACCTCGGTGTAGTCGTTGGCGATATCGTCGCCGCGGCGCAATAACGGACGGCCCCGGTCGTAAGGCCGGGGCTTCCATTGTTTGGAATAAAAACGAAAGGAATTGAGATGAAAAAAGCAGTGATTATTATGGCGGTGCTCGCGGGATTGGCGCTGGGTGTGCAGGCTGAGAAGTATGTTACGGTGGGCGTTGCTCCCGGAACGAATAACGTGGCAACCATTACGCAAAGCTTCGCGGCGGTAGCCATTCCGGTGGCGATCTACACGGACCTGAACGGAACGACCACGAACGCGGTAACAATCGGTTTTACGCCTTCGGTTGCTACGAATGCGGCTGATTATGGCAAAACCTACCGGATCGGCTCGTTTTCGACGGTTGGCGGAGCGGAAGCCACGGTGGTACTGAACGACCCTCTGAATACCAATTCAGCGGGCACGGTTATCATGAATCGCGGCGATGTTCTGCCGCTTACCGGCGCCGGTGGAACGGCGAGCACAAACGTGTTTTATCGGGTTGTGTTTAAGTTGCCTTGAGCGTTTCGCATGTGATGAAACCAAGGCGGAGCGGGTAAGTCCGTTCCGCCTTTTTACTAAAGAGGTCGATTATGCCGGTACACGCGAGTTTTGTTGATACGCTGGAGCAGGTGGCTAACTTGGCTTTGGGGAAAGTTGGCGAAAATAAGCGCCTGACAAACCTCGAAACGGATACCGGCAATCATGCGGATGTGGTTCGGCTGTTTATAAGCCAGGTGATCCGCGAAGTGCAGAGTGAGTTTCGCTGGTCGGAAGTGACCAAATCGGTGGAGCTGGAGAGCCCGATCGCTGAGAATGATGATACCTACCAGTACACGCTGCCGAGTGATTATCTGCGGCCGGCGAGCAACCGGGATCAGGACTATGTGATAGAAAACGGCTATTTATTCACGGCCGTGGCCAAAAACTTCCCATTTCGGTACATCCGCTATTCGGAGTATCCAGAGGAATGGAGCGGGCTGATGGTCAAGTGCGTGTATTTCCGGCTGGCGCTGGAAATCTGTATGCCGCTGACGGAGAACGCGCAGAAGTACAACAGCCTGCTTGAAGAGTATGAGAAGGTGGTTTTCCCGCGCGCAAAAATGGTGGGGAGCTTTGACACAGAGAATCCGCGTCCACGCATTGCGCGGGGCCGGTACAGCCGGACGCGCGGCGGAGTTGGGGGTGCGCTTGCCGGTGCGTTTAACCGGGTTATAGGGGTGATTGCTCCGGGGCATAATCATGATGTGGATTACAGCTCAATCGATCATCTGCACACGGGGGTTTATGCACTGATCGATCATCTGCACACGGGGGTTTATGCACTGATAGATCATCTGCACACGGGGGTTTATGCACTGATCGATCATCTGCATGACGCGCGGTATTCACTTCTTGGTCATAATCATGCGGAGAGTTATGAGGCGCTTGGAACTGTTGGGGCGTTCACTGTTTGGACGCCGACTGTTTCACAGGGAGGCTCAACTAATATTGGAAAAACGGTTAATTACGCGAAGTATGTGAAAATCGGCAATCAGATTCACGCTCGGCTTTCGTGTACCGTAACGGGCACCGGAACAGGAGCCAATGCCATTGTAATTTCAGGACTTCCTGCAATGGCGTTTTATGCCAGTGAGATTGCCATTGGTTCTGGACTCATTGTTGATGCCGGTACGTCAAATTATCCGGGCGTCGTAATACCGGAATCCGCAACATCTGTGAAAATTTATGCACAGCAGGCGACATCAACAGCGATTGGTCAGAATCCGAACTTTGCATTGGCAAACACAGACCGAATCAGTTTTAGCATCAGTTACGAGGCGGCATAGTGAGAGTGTTCCGTCATAATCTTAGCGGCGGGGTGCTGGGTGCGGATCTGCACTACCGGTCCGACATGGAGCATTATCATAAGGGCAATCTGGTGCAGGATAGTTTTTTGCCAACGCCCTACGGCGGGATGATCCGCAGGCCGCCCAGCGAAAAACTTCTGGAGCATGGTTCGGTAACGGTTGATGCCGTGGTTTATCAGCCGTCCGCTATGCGGTATTTTGACTTTGTGTATGATCGGGAGGCACAGTATATCGTGGCGCTCATCAGCTATGCGGCTGCCGGTCATGACTCATGGAGCCGGTTTGAGATATTTGATCTGGCCGGCACGCTGAAGGACGCGGTGGACTGCGATTATGCGGCGCTGAACTTTAACGAGTTGGCGGTGAAGCAGCTTAATGACGTGATGTACATCGCACACAACGGCTATCCGCTGGCGAAACTGGTTCGCAACGGTGACACCGAATGGACGCTGGAAGACGCGGAGATGGAGGGCGGGCCGTGGTTGCCGTGGAATGCGGATGAAACGACGCTATCGGTTGAGAAGGCGGCTTATGCGGCAGGGACAACGTATGCGGTGGGGGATATTGTGCATTCTGGAGCTAGTAATGCATCAATTACTGCTGCGGCATATGTTTATTGGTACACATGGAGAAATGTTACTTATTATCTTCTTAACATAACCGTCGGTTCTCACACGATTACAACCTCTGATGTTGTAACTCTTTCTGGCTTCGGGGGTGCATCTGCACAGCTAAATGGGACGTATACGGTTGTCGCGGTTTCGGCTACTACCGTAACCATAAACACCGGGCGCTACTGGTATGCATATTACAGCACTTGGTATAATGACTATCCGCTTCCATCGTCATTCAGTGGTGAGAAGGTCGGAAAAAACGGCGGAGATCAGTTCTTTGTTTCACTCTCTGCCGGGAATGTTGGCAATGCTCTACCGGTTGCTCCGGCAATTGAGACGGCGCACTGGCGCAGGACGGCCTCCGTGGGGAGCATCACTCTAAAAAGCAGCGACGATTTGTTTACTGCTGACAACATTGGGCAAAAAGTTTTCTGCGCAGTCAACATCGCGCAGACGTATGATGGGGTTTTTGATGCAGCGGGCGAGTCCTCCGATCCGGTGGCGTACTGCAACGGGGCAGTCACGCTGCGTACTGAGGGCGGCGTGTGGGGTGGTATTTGCGCTCTACAGAAGAGTGTGGACGGAGGGGTGACGTGGGAAACGATCGGCGTGGTGAATGGCGGAGGCGGAAACCATAACGGTGAAATTACGCGCGATATCGAAGAACCGTTGGCCTTGCTGCGCGTTTATATGAAGACGTATGAGGTAGTGACGAACGGAACCAACTGCAAATGGCAGTTGGAATTTCCATCAGGAACTCCGTTTATCGGCACGATCACGGCGTATACTGATGCGCGAACGGTGACGGTTACACCCGAAACCGCGCTAACGGCTCTTTTCCAGACCAAGAATTGGAAGCTGGGTGCTTTCAGTGAAACGAACGGGTATCCGGGTGTGGTGGCTATCCATGACGAACGGCTGATGCTGGGCGGGTCACGTCTTCAACCGTTTATGGTGTGGGGTTCGGCGGTCAACAACTGGACGTGGTTTGCTGACGGGGTGTTGGAAACCTCTCCGCTGGCGATTCAGGCGAATGCAGACCGTGCGACGCGGCTTTGTTGGCTGGCGAGCAAGGGGGAACTGTTATTCGGTACGGACTTTAACGAGTATTCCGCCGGATCGCGCGACTCGGACAAGATTATCAGCGGGGTGAACCCTCCCAAAATTGCGGTGCAAAACTCCTACAGCTCGGCACCGACTCAGGCGTTGCTGATTGGTGAGGATATTATTTTTGTGCAAAGCGATAAAAAGACGCTGCGGAGCATGTCGTTCAGTGACGCAAAATGGGGTTATGCGGGCATGAATATGACGATCTCCTGCCCGGATATTGCCGGGAGCGGCTTCCGGTGGTTGAGCGTGCAGAAGAATCCGTTTCCGGTGATTTGGGCAGGCACGGAAGACGACACGCTGATTTCGTTCACCTACGACAAGGAGATGAACATTGCCGGATGGGCAAACCATCCGCTGTCTGGCGCCACGGTCGTTTCCGGATGCGTGATTCCAACCGTTGGAAGTGACACGCTGTTTATTTGCACAAACCGCTCCGGCGTGTTCCAGATGGAAAAGCTGGATTATGCCAATCAGGTCTTTACGGACGATCGGGATGGCACAGAAACATCCATGACCAGCTTGGTGCGGCCTACCAGTCTGGTACAGGCTCCGAACGTATTGGAAGAGGCCAAGTACCGGATCACCAAAATATTTCTTTATCTGAAAGCCTCACAGGGTGGCGAGGTGAGCGTGGACGGCGGAAAGACATGGGAGGACATCGAGTATCCGTCGGCGGAACTGTTTACGGGCAAGGTGGAAATCTCGGTGAACTCCGGAAACACCGAAGAGGCTCCGCTAATGATACGCACGACCGGGACGCAACCGTTTAATTTACTGTCTATCGGCGCGGACATTGACAGGCAAAGCACGAAGGAATGAGTTTATGGACCCGATAACCGCAACACTGTTAATTATTGGCCTTGCCGCGACGCTGGGCGGCACTGCGATGTCGTATCAGGCGCAAAAGGCGGCCGGTCAGCAGGCGCAGTATAACGCGGATCATGCGGCCAAGGTCGAAGAGATGCAGGCCGAAGAGGAAAAAGCGCGGCGCTCGGCCCAGGAACGCCAGGAGCGCAAGCAGGCGCGGATGCGGCGGGCATCCATTGAAGCAGATTTTGCAAAGAGAGGACTGCTGATGACCGGAACGCCGGTTTATCTGCTGGAAGAGCAGGCCAAGGCCGATGAAATGAATATTCTGGAAGGCAACCGGATTTCGTCGGTTGGTTTTATGCGCTCAATGGAGCGGGCAAAACTGATTCGCCAGCAGGGGGCTTTTGACAAAGACGCGGCAGATTACGGCGCCACGACCACGCTGATCAGCGGTGCGGGCAGTCTGGCTCTGACCGGGGCTTCTTTTAGTGCGGCCGGCGGGTTTGGGCCTGGATCTGGAAAAGCCGGTGCAGGTGGCACAAAGGTTTCTGGCGGCGGCGGAGGTGCTGGATACAATAACGGCATGAATGGGCGCGTTACGCCGGGCAGTAATCAACTGTTTTTAACATAGGAAGGGTTTATATGGGCCTCATACCGATGGATTTAAGTGTGAGCTACCAGCGCAATCCGGAGCCCACGGCCGTGCCGCGCGGTTTTGGAATGGAGCGTTTCAATAAGGTGGCCGAGCGCGGGCAGGTGATTGCCAATATCGGCGGAAAAGTGGCGGATATCGCCACCGACTACGCTGCCAAAAACAAGCGGGCGGATCTGTTGGCCGATGAATTGGCGGCAAGGTCGCAGTTTAAGATTATTCAAACCGAAGCGCAGTTGAAGGCATCTGAGACGGATGATCCGAATGAAATCCGGCAGATTTGGACGGACGCACACGGAAAATACAGCAGATGGGTGGTTGGGAAGTCTGAAAAGGGTGTTCCGAATATCCGCTGGAGCGATCAGCAAAAGCAAATGGTGGCGCATTCGGATGCGCTGCAAGGCGAGTTTCGCACGACGGCCGAGATGCGGATTGCGGAGGTTGGCAAGCGCAACAGCAACGCCAAGGCTTTGCAGGCGCAGCGGGATGCAGAGATGGCCGGTGATCGGGAAACCATCACTCAGGCGGTGCAGGTGCGGATTGAGAACGGCACGCTCACGCGCGAAGAGGGAGAGGTTGAACGGCGAGCCTCCTTCCTGAAGTCGGATTTGACTCTGGCAAAAAACAATATCTTGAACATCGACGGTATGGAACCGGCCAAAGCGCTGGAGGCGGCAACCGCATTTGAAACGGCGCTGATGGCAAAAGAAGAGGATGGGAGCTGGGCGGCGTTTGAGCACATTCCGGAGGCGGATCGTAAGACGTTGGTTAAGCAGGCAAAAGATTCTGCTCTGGCATCAACCGATCGTTTTAAAAAGCAGGAAGCCTTGAGGGTTGGAACAAGCAATGGTCGGGTTTTTAAGTTTATTCAGGAAAATGAGCGGATGCCGAGTCCGGCGGAAAGGATTCAGTTGAATCTGGAGCCGGAAACGGTCAAGTCGTTAGATACCGGACGGCTGGAAAAAATTTCTCCGGCGCTGGAGGGAGTCGCGGCATTGTCGATTAAAAAGCAGATTGAGGCGTATGATAAAACGAAGGATCCGGACGGTGCGCAGTCGTTGGCTCTAATGATGCGCATTGACGGGTTTAAAGATGCCGGGGCCAAGAAGTGGCTGAGCGGAAAGCTTGCGGATGCGTTGTCGGACGATCCGACCAAAGGGGTTGATGCGCTGGCGAAGACGCAGATTGAGGACGCGTTGGTCGGTGCTGGGTTCAAAGACAAGAAAGACAATAAAGCTCTTACGCGAGAAATCACGCTGGAGCATGCTGCGTATGATCAGTGGGTGAAGCAGAAAAACCCGACGCCCGATGAGCGTCTTGCTTATGCCAAGAGCGGACGGTTTACGGATCTGGCCAAGAACAAAGACAAGGCGCAGTTCCGCACCAAGTTGATCCGCGGATACTCATCTCCGGCTGGTTCTGGGATTGATTCGGTTCGCAAAGCGGCCCAGTCGCAATACGGAATGAAACCGGCAAGGCAGGTTGTTGGTGTTCGTAAAGAAAACGGAGTGGTAGTTGCCAAACAGTACGATGACGGAACAATCGAGGAAGTGAAATGACCGTGAAACTTGCTGAAGGATTTGAGCCGGTGGTGTTGGCGGAAGGCTTTGAACCGGCGACGGCGGTTGATCAGCCGGACAGCAGTCCGGTTCCGGAGGGGTGGAAACCGTTCTATGACTATGCGAAGAGCGGCAAGTATATTCCGGACGAAGACCGTACCGGATTTGTGCTGGGATCCATCGAGCAGATGGGGATTGATGTAGGCGGTGTGGATACCTCCGGAGCAACGGAAGAGATATTTACCGGGCAAAAAACGCTGAATTTCGGACAGAAGCTGGTTCGCGGCGCGATCGGTGCAATTCCTATTCCCGGCGCTCCGCTGGCGGCGGCCGCGCTTGGTCAAACCGTTTTGGGTTCAAACAAGAAAGTTCCACGTGGATGGGGTGAAATCAGTAAAAGTGCGTTTGGCCGTGAGATGACGGTTGAAGAGGCAGAAAAAGAACTGATGGGGCGCATGGCAAAAATCTATGATGAAACCCCGCTTCAGGCGTTTGATAGGCAGGATCCAATTACAAAGGGCGAGCTGGCGCGGACGGATGAGAATCAGCGTCGCAAGTCTAGCCGGAAGACAACTGGTGATATGGGAACCAACGAGCCCCGGCTGAATATGCCGGGGGTGGACTATTCCCGTTTTGGGAAAGAGCAGCAGGATATTCCGTCCGGTGATGTTGAGCAGACGGCGCAGGCGATTGAAGCCAAGCGGCAGGAACTGTTTTTAAAATCGTCAGGCGATATCTTCCGGCTGGCGCAGAGCGTTCTGACGCGCAAGGAAGAGATGATCGGTCAGGCGATGATAAACGGCGCGCGGGATGGCGGGGAGGATGGCATTACGGATGTGGTGAATGCTCACGCGGACGAACTGCTGAACATGGATGACGAAACCATTGGCTATATGAAAGCCTATGTGATTTCGCAGATTCCCGAAGAGCAGCGCAACTTTTTCCAGCGCATTTTGCCGTCGGCTACGGCGCAGATTTCGAACCGCTTCAGGAATACGGCCTATTCTGCGCGGGAACTGGGCATTGATATGTTTGGTCTGTCGAGCGACGCGGACCGGATCGGTAAGCAGGTGGAAACCGGCTTCCGGGGTGTGGAACTGTTTGACGAAGACGGCGCGGTGCTGCCGGAACATGCGGACAAACTGCGTTCGATCATTCGCAACGAGGTGCAGGCGAATCGGATCGAGGGCGGTCTGGATAAAGCGTCGCAGCAGAAGATTGAGGACTATTATTTCAACAATTTTGGCAGGGTGATTTCTCCGGCGATCCGGCAGGCGAAGCTGGATCGGTTGCGTTACGGAGCCAAGGCTCTGTCCGCTCCGCAGTACAACGATCTTGGCTTTGTGAAAGAAACCGCGTTGTCGGCGATCGGAACGACTGTTGACATGGCGGCGCTGGCGGTGATTCAGCGCGTTCCGGTGGTTGGCATTCCGTTTGTCATGGGAACCACTTACGGGAGTTTTCAGGGCGATTTGGAACAGCGTTTGATGTACGAGCATGACATGCCGCTGTCTCAGGCGCGGATGACGTCTGCGCTTGCTGCGGTTCCGTATGCGATGTCTGAATATTCGCAGGCGTTCACGTTGGGCAAGTCACCCAGTCTGTTGCCGTTTATCGGGGAAAAGAATGCTTCGCGGATTTTCCTGCATGAGTTTTCCAACTATGCGCGCCGGGCAATGTGGCCGGAGTTGCGGGAAGAGTATTGGCAGGCGGGCATAAACTATGCCGCGATGGAAACCGCGCGGGTCTTTGCGGACTCCAAGGGGATTACATTTGACGACAATGTGAAGCGGGCGGTGCAGGATGCGGTGCAGGCGACGCTGATCATGCCGTTTGTCACGATTGCCGGCGGCGGAGCGGTCAGCACGTCCAAGGCGATCGGAACCGGATCCATGCGGCAATTTCTTCCGGAAGAGCTTCAGCGGGCATCTCAGGATATTAAGAGTCCGGTCAGTGTGTACGCGGCAGCGCAGCAGGCGCGGCGGAAAGTCAAGCTAATGGATGAGCAAGGGGTGCGTCCTGGGCAGTACCCGAAGAAGCTCACAGAAGCCGTTCGGCTGATGGAGCAGGGAGCAGTGAGCGGGGAGCAGGGTGTAGAAAATCCGGAAGCGGACGAAGCGGAGCTAATGGAAACGCTGCGGACGGAAGGCTACGAAGACCCGGCCAAGGCGCTGGATGGAATCCGGTTGCAGATTCAGCATGAGGATGCGGTTCAGGAGCTGACGAAGGCCAAGGTGGATCATTATCGGTCTCAACTCGACGCGGAGCTTTCGCAGGGTGACACCACGGATGTATCGGTGGGGCCGAAAATGGGTAGGATTCAAAGTGCCACAGAAACCTACGCGGCTCGTCTTGGCATTACAACTGAACCGTATGCGACTTTTGATGATTTTGTTGAAGCTCATCCGGAAATAAAAAACGATCCACGCTGGCCAGAGATAAAGAAAAACCCGGAAATGCTCAAAGCGGTTAATCTGGACGGTAAAAAGATCGCGGTGATCGAAGAAAACATTACAGACGCCAACGACGGTCTAACGCAGTGGTGGCATGAGGTTGGCGGGCATCGCGGGCTGGACATTAATCCGAAGGCGCAGCGGTTTCTGGACGGAGTGAAGTCTGAGCTGGGGATGGACTTCATTAAAAGCCAGCTTCCGGCGTTTTATCACAACCAGTCAGATAATGAGCTGGTTGGTGAATATCTGTCGCGGCTGGTTGGTCGGGCAGGGCAGGGCGGAGAGTTGGGCGCAACGGATCAGGAAAAGGGCGTCTGGAAGCGTTTTAAGGAGTGGGCGGGATCTGACCTTGGGTTGGATTTGCCGGAGACCGTGGCGGCGCGCAGCGTGGCGCGGACAGCCAAGGACATTCTCACCTTCGCCAAACAGTTTGATGTGCGCTATCCGGATGGCATGAGCGTTAAGCTGGAGCGCAAGACCTTTACCCGGACGGGTGGACAGTGGTTGAATGAAAAGGGTCGGGCCGTTAAGGATGCGGTACTGGTCGAAACAATTCAGAAGGCGGCGGATGAGTCCGCGAAAAAGACAGAAGAGCGCCAGTTGAAGTCTGCCAAGATCGAGGCTGAAAAGCGGATTCAGCAGATGGCCGATGCCGATCTGGTGATCAAGATGGTGCTGGAGAACGGCAAGGTTGAAATGCCGGTGATGAAGCCCGGACAGCCTCTTCCGGATGAGTATGCGGCTGTTCCAAAGCGTTTTCGTGCCGCGAAGGGGTTGGGCATGCCGCTGGATCAGTTGGCCGATCAGGTGGCCGCACTGAGCGGGCAGACGGCGGATTACAGCACGGATCAGCTTCGCGCGGCGCTGGAACAGTTTGATTCCAAGGCGGAGAGTCTTTTACAGCAGGCGGCAGACGGACGGATTCAAACCTCAGCTCACGAAGAGCAGGTTTTGATTGATCAGCTTTCGCGCGGGGAAATTTCCCAAAGTGAATTTGATCAGGCGATGGCTGAGGTATCGGGAGCGCGGTTTTTGGTGGCTCCTGATTTGAAGGCGAACATCGAGGCGGCGCTTAATTCAGATTCAGATGGAAAAACAGTTCAGAGAACTCGTAAAGTAATTGAATTTTCCAATACGCCAGCGCTGCTGCGTTTTCTAGGGATGCCAGATGCAAGGATTATCTCAGAGGTTGGAAATGTCAGGAAAATGAATCTGGTTCACCATCTTTCGGTTGATGACATTGCCGAACTTCCAAATCACTACGAAATTCCGGTGGCTGTTTTTAAAGACGGGCAGAACTATATTCTTCTCACGGATGAGCTGGCCGCAAACAAGGCCGGGATTAATAAGCCGGTTATGGTGTTTCTTGAGCCAGCTGGAGAAAAGCGCGGTGAAAACAATTATATTGCCAGCGCATATTCGCGGGAGATTGATAAAGAGGTTGCCTATGCTCAGTGGGCCGAGACCAGCGGGATGATGCTTTATTTTGACAATGAAAGAGCCGCCTTGTTACCGCTGGAGGAAGCAACATTGTTGCGCATTAAGACCTCCAGCCAAAGCGGCTCTTTTGAGACTCCGGAAAGCTATGCCTCCCGAAAGCACAACAATGACACACCCGAAGGCGGAAAAAGTCAAGACGTTAGGTCGGTAGCTCCGCCTGCCGACTCCGAAGCATTCAAAAAGTGGTTTGGGGATTCGAAGGTGGTGGATGCGGATGGGAATCCGCTGGTGGTTTATCATGGGACGCGGGTTGATTTTAATGAATTTGATAGTAGTGGACATCCGAACGAAGAGGTTCCTGGCGCGCACTTTTCAAAACAGGCAAGAGTGGCGTCTTTATATGCAGATGGTGCTGGCGCAACTGTCATGCCCGTTTATTTAAAAATAGAGAATCCAGCCAGCCGGGAAGATGTAGACTTAATTCGCCGGGAGACACGGCTGTTTGGAGAAAAGCTTAGAGAACGGCTTGTTTCTATGGGCTTTGATGGTGTTGTTGACGACACACTGATGAAAGAAATTATTGTTTTTTCCCCCACCCAAATCAAATCCGCTACCGGCAACGCGGGCACCTACGACGGGAACAATCCGGATATCCGGTTTTCCATGGAGCAGCAGGAAGATCCAATGCGGGCAACGGCGGTGCATATCGCCTACCGGATTTTCACCGGCGATTTTCAGGTGAAGCGGGTTGCCAAGGGGAAGAACAAAGGGCAGATGGTCGCCCGGACGGATGACGAGCAGCTGGCCGATATTTCAAAGCTACTGGAAAGTCAGGGGCTGTCCAAATCCAAGGTGGCAGCGCAGGAAGTTTTGGACGATGCGCGCGCGGTAGCGCAGTCGGCTATCCAGCGCAAGCAGAGTTTAAAGAGCAATCAGAGCGTTTCTAAGTTCATCCGCGATGAAGCAACCCGGCAGTGGTTCAATCGGCAGGTGGAAACGATCTATCGCGAAGGGCAGTCCGGCGGGAAGATTGCGGCGGCGGCGGAAGCCGAGGTGCGTTATCAGCAGGAAAAAGCCTCGCAAACCATGTTACGGACTCGTCCGGGTCTCGGCGCGGAAGAGTTGCGGGAATACAATCTAGACACGCGGCATCTGCTGGACAAGCTGGAGTTGGAAGAGAAGAAGCGCGATTTCAAGCCGCGCGAACAGCGCATGACGGATGATGAGTTTGAGCAGATGGTGGATTCCGGAAAGATGCCGGATATGGGGGTGGACGGCAACGCTTCCGGAAGTTATCGGGCGGAGGTGGATGATTTCTTATTCCGCGTCAAAACGGCCGTGGTGCGTAAGCTGACAAAAGAGGGCGTGTTGGCACAGAACAAGGATTTACTCAAAGCCATGCGTTCACCGGTGGCGGTGGCTGAATATCGAAAAACATTACAAAACGTCCTTGGCAATACGGCGGCGGAGTTGACCTATGGATTCCGGAGGGATGTGATCGAGCGCAAGATTATGGCGCTGGATGACGCCAAGCTGATGAGTACATTGGACAACAAGGCCGGAATGCTCCTGCAACAGATGTTTGATGCGCGTGATTTTGAAACTCTCGACACTCAGGTTTCTAAGGTACTTGAATTGACGCAGAAGTTTGGTGGCCGGTTAAAATACCGGCTTCAGGAAACATCGCAGGCGGTGCAGGTGCGGGCACTCAAGATGTTCCGCATGATTCGCGGCGGGGATGGCAAGTCTGGCGTGTTGCTGATGGAACCAGATGCGGTGCAGGCAGAGATGGAACAGCTTCGCAATGCGTTTGACGATCCGCAGAAATATGCGCCGGAAGGGTCGGATGTTGAAGCGTGGACTCAGGATGCGGTTGACCGGTATAACATGATGGATCGGTTTGGTGCATTCAAATACAAGACGGCGGCGGAGCGGGCGGACGCGGTCGGTTGGCTGGAAAGCCGGATTGAGACGGAACTGAAAGAGCAGGAAGAGCGCCGGGCGGCGCGTAAGGCGGAAGCCGAAAAGATTCTGTCGGCTCTGCAAAAAGCCTTGCCGCGCCGCAAGACGGCCGGACATGGGGTGCGGTCGATAGCCGAAAAGTTTGCGGACAGCAATTCTCAGGTGCTTTTTCTTGAACAGCGGATGATGGAAATTCCGATGTACGGAAAAGACGCGGACCGTAAGGCGGCGCTGAAGATGATGGAAAAGCTGGCGTTTGATATTGCGGCGGCCAATTTCCACAAAAACAACAAAGTGGCGGAGGATAACCGGGCATTCGGCGAAGCCCTCCAGCGGATCTACGGCGGCCGTTTTGCGGAGAACGAACTGAAGGCGCTGATGGAACCGCTGGAAGCTTTCCAGAAGTTCAGTCTGGACGGGATGCGGCTGAGCCGGTCACACGTTTTGCAGATGCTCGGCATGCTGGCGCAGAACGATATTCGTTCCCGGGCTCAAACCGTGGCGGAAATTGAAGCCAAGTTGAAGGCAGAGCATGGGGGTGATCTGTCCGGACTCTGGAAGACAACCAAACCGGAAGAGGTCGCGCAGGCGCTTTGGCAGAGTCCGGACGAGTTTATTAAATACCGGACGGCTGCGGGCATGGAATTGAACAGTTACGAACTGTTGCAGGCCGTGCGCGGGGTGGCGGATGGTTCTAAGCTGGCTCGTCGGCTGGCGATGGAGCCGGAAATGCTCCAGGCGCTGCGGGAAGTCAATCCGCAAGATTTTGAATTGCTGGACTGGTTCCGGGATTATTACCGGAACAATCGGATGGCACTGAGCGCAGTCAATAAAGAGGTGACCGGCTTTGTGATTCAGCCGCCGGATGCGTTCTATATTCCGTCGAAGGTGGACTACCGGGCAGGGGCGATCCGTTCGGTGAATATCGCTATGCCGGTGGTTCCGCCGTCGCTGACTCCGCGTGTGTTTAACACCAAAGACCTTGATGAAAGCGCGGACATTGTGAGCATCTACATGCGCCGCTTAGAGAGCAACGAGCAGTTTGTCCACTTTGCGAAGCTTCATCAGCGGATCGCGGGCATCTTTAATGACGGAGAGCTGACGCAGGCAATCGAGTTGACGCACGGAAAGCGCTTTGCCGATCAGTTGGGCGTTCATCTGCGCGACGTGTTGAGCAATCAGCCGATCACCGGCGGGAAGCTGGAAATTATAGACTCGCTGACAAACTTCTTTGCGGTCACCCGGCTGGGCTGGAATGTCAGTCTGTTCCCAAAACAGCTCACCAGTCTGCCGGCCTTTGCGATGTATGTGAATGCGGGTGATTTTGCAAAGTACGTTAGCACCGCATTCACGGATGAAGGCCGCGCGGCGATGAAAGAGATTTGGGACAGTCCGCACGCAAAAACCCGCTTACGCACCGGGCAGACGCAGGTTGACCGGGACATGCTGAGCGGACTGAACGAAACCGGAATGACGGTTTGGGAAGCCTACAAGCGCTGGGGACGGTATCCGACTATGGCGGGAGATATCGTTCCGACGCTGATCTTCGGGCAGGGTTATTATCGGGAAATGCTGGCCGACGCCTCGCGGCAGGGAATGCGCACGGAAGAAGGCAAAGAGTGGGCCATGGATCAGCTTTTCCGGCTGGTAGAGATGAGTCAGCAGTCCGGCAGTCTGATCAATATGGCGGAATGGCAGCGGCATGGTGGAAGCGCCGGGCGGGCCATTGGACAATTCCTGTCCACCCCGTCGCAGTTCTGGGCAAAACAGACATTTGACTGGCGTGAATGGAGAGCGGCGATTGAGGCGGAAGGCAAAGGATCGGATCGGGCTAGTGAGGCGCGTGCTCAATTTCTAAAAACATCACTGATTAACCATGTGCTGCTGGCCGGACTTTATACCGGCGTGAATATCCTTTGGAAGGCGGCACTGGGCGATCCTCCTGACAAAAAGGACTGGATGCAGATGATCGAAAGCATGGCAATAGGGCCATGGAGCGGCGTTTTGGTGGTCGGCTCTATTCAAGAAGGAATTGTGCATGGTCTGTTGACAGGTGAAAGCAGCTTCGGCGGCGGCGACATTATCCCGATCTCCGGACTAGCTGGGGATGCGCAGACGCTGGCGGCGGCGGCCAATGCGTTGGCAACCGGAGATTTTGAAACCATGTGGAAAGACCTTGACCGGATATTAGCGGGCATGGCGCCGCCGTATCGCGACGTTCGCAAAGCGGTAAAGAACTACAGCGAGTAAATCAGGCTGTGATGCGTATATAGGCGGAAAGGGAGAATCCGCTTATGAGAAAAATACTAGCATTTCTGTTTGTATTGGCCGCTTGCATGGTTGCGCTGGCTGAGCAGTGGACAATGACCATCACCAATTCGACGCGCTGCATTCCGGCGCAGAGCATTGCCACCAATCTTGTGACCACCTGGACCAGCGGCATTGCCGTGTCGCCGGGCGGGTACTACAAGAACGCCGCCGGTCAAACCTACATGGCCATCACCGCGGGCACAGGAACCAACTCACCGACGCACCGGATCGGCAAGGCATCCACAACGGACGGCATCAGCTGGCTGTTTTGCAGTCCAACCATCGGGCATAAGGGAGTGATCGCTTGCGTGTTGTCGGGATCGGAAGTCCATTACAACCGCAACGCGGCCGCGACAACGAACATGCCGTGGACGGTGAAGAACGTCTTTGATCCGGCGCGCGGTGACTGGCGTTTTGTCCCGGCGTCCGGAACGTCCGTCATTTCATTCCTCGAACTCTAAGGAGCTGTGTCATGAGAAAATCCGTTTTGAATTTTATTGTGCTGGCGGTTCTGTATTCCTGTCAGCGACTTCCTGCGCAGGAGTCCGGCGTTGAAATGAAAGGCGTTCCTGCAGGAAACGTTCCCTCTGTGACGCGGGCCGGACTGCTGGGCGACTCTGGCATCAAAGCTGGCGGTGGTATAATTACGAACCTCGCGACCTCTGGTTCATTTAGGCTCAGCACCGTAACAAACTCTACGCCCCTCATGATAATGTCAACAAACATAAACTATGTAACCTACACAGGTACTTATTCATTTGCCTATATCACATGGGTTGGAGAGGTATTTCCCGGAATTTATCCCGCTTACACAAACCAATACGGTAAAGTACTTACCGTGTATGGCAATATCTACATGGTGACAGACATCGAGGACCACAATCCTTATTCCAGTTATTACATTATATCAGAGGATGCGGGAGCAACATGGGGAGGGGGGGGGGATGTAAATAGTCTCAGTTCAACTGGTACACCATCTGTTCAGTTTGCGGATTATTATATCAATGGCAGAAAGGTTGAAAACTTAATGATTCAACCCGATGGATCTGCTGTTACCTACTTCATCATAGATGGAATTTTGGTTGCTGTTTATTAGGGGGAACTTATGAAAACAATACTTATCTTTATCGCATTTGCATTTGCGGCTACCGCTAGTGAGGTGTTCTACGTAAAAGTTGTTTCCAACAGCAACTCTGTCACACGCACAGAATACCGCGCCGACGGCGCGGTGATAACCAACCAAGTGATTCTTAAACGTCAGCCAACCAAGTGATGTATTGAAACCACGGCTCAATGAGCCAGCCCGAAAGGGCAGAGAAAGGACGCAGATGGCAGCAACAAGAGAACATGAACCATGTCGAACAGTTAAAGTAATGTCATCGCTCGTATCGTTTATTTTGGTGATTGCGGGGCTGTACTTATCTTTTCAAGAAGGGCGCATTCGCCAACTTGAATCAAAAAACGATTCACTGGTGAGCATGAAAAAGGATGTCGAGTATCTCACGGACGGGTTTAAGGAAATGAAACTCGATGTGAAGTTGCTATTAAAACAACAGAGCCGAATGAACGACTATGGTGACGACGGGAACGGGTTCACACCAAAGAAGACAGAAAAAATAATTTCCGGCAATTAAGCCGAAGGAGGAAACATGAACAAAGTATTGGAGTTCCTGAGTGGGAAGAAAACGTATATCGTCGTACTCGTTACGGCCGTTATAATCGGTCTGCTGGCCGCTGGTATCCAGATTCCTGAATATGTATGGCCGTTGCTCGGCGCGTGTGGTCTTGGAACGATTCGTTCTGCCGTGGCCGGGGTTGTTCCGGTACAGGGTTCTGGCTTTTTTACCGGAAAGAAAACATACATCATCGCCGCAATCATGGCCGTCCTTGGCGGACTGCAAGCGTATGGTCTCGTGATTCCCGAATTTGTGTTCGGCCTGCTGGCTACCGCCGGAGCCGGGACAATCCGCATGGCAATTCCGAAGATGCTGTAATGTCGTTTGCCGTTCCATCTTGGGCATTGGCGGTCGGCGGCATTCTCGCCGTCGTCCTGCCTTCGCTCTATGTGGTATGGCGCAAGGATAAAAAGGAGGAAGAGGAAGATGCAAAAATCCTACACACCGCACCTGACGATCCTGTTGGCCGCGCTGATTTTGACGAGCGCGAGCGGATGCAGGTCGAAGGTTCCAAAACACATTCCGAATGAACACGCGGTCTATTATACAACGCGGCCTATTCCGTTACCGGAAGGTTCGTTGTATTTCGTCAATACGAACAAGCAGATGGAAGCGGTGATGGATGATTTTGAGGTTCCGGCTGGGTGGAGGTTCACCGGGCCGAAGTAACAGCTTTCTTCAACCAAAGTTCAACCACAACGACATTCTTCAATAAAAACAGCACAAAACTAAACCCCTGTTGGGTGCAGACCATTTGACGGCACGTTTTTTACGGACGTGCCGTTTTTGTTGGGTTTAATCAATGCCAGCGCGGGCGGCGCGGTGCGGGGAAGTTTTGCTATTGTCTCCTATCATACTCCTATGATACGCCTATGATCGTCTGAAAACAGCAACCAGTCGGCAACCACTCGGGGTTCAACATGGGAATTATGACGTTTAAGCGGGCGGATCGGAAGAAGAGTCCGTTCGGGGTGAGGTGGTCGGAGCGCGGTAAGCGGAAGTTCCGGTTTTTTGGATCGGCCAAGGATCGGGATGCGTATGCCAAGGATTTGCAGAAGGCGGTTGATGTGCAGGGTCGTGTAATTCTGTCGCTGTCGGCGGCTGATGCCTCAGTAATGGCGGAGTGTATTAAGCTGGCCGGTTCGTCCGGGGCGGTTCTGCGGGCTGTCCATGAGGTTTGCGGGCGGGCTTTGCTGGGGAGTATATCGCTGGCCGCGGCGCGGCAGGAATACATTGATGAGCGGACGAATGCCGGTCGGGATGAGAAGTATGTTAAAAAGCTGGAGGACATCCTTGGTAAGCTGGATTTTGTTTCTCCGCAGCGGGTGAGCGATGCGGATGCCAGGCGATGGGCGTCGGCGCTGCCGTTGAGTCCGGTGTCGGTTCATGGCCATATCAAGGTGTGCCGGACGTTCTGGGGCTGGCTGGTTGAGCGTAAGTATGCGGCCGAGAATGTTTTTGCGAAGGTGCCGATGCCACAGGTGGTTGAGAAGGAGCCAGGGTTTTTGACGGTGGAGCAGACGCGGGCATTGTTGAAGGCGGCGCGGGATCATTTTCCGGATGCGGTGGCCTATTTTGCGCTGGGGGCGTTTGCCGGGCTCCGTTCGTCGGCGATCTGCCGGCTGGAGTGGAAGGAGCATATCCGTTTTGAGCAGCGCGGGATCCTGATTACCGGTGAGAATGCCAAAAACAAGCGTCGGCAGTTTGTGGACGGGCACGAGCCGAATTTGTGGGCGTGGCTGGAGTGGGCGCGGGAGCATGCTCCGGGCGGGTTTGATCTGGAGCCAAGGGCGTGGGAGCGTCGTCGCGGGCAGGTGGCGGAGAAGGCGGAGGTGGTGATGCCGCACAATGCCCTTAGACACTCGTTCTGCACCCACCACTGCGCGCTGTATGGAGACGCGGGCCGGACGGCTACGCTGCTGACGCACCGGGGGAATGTGGCGATCCTGTACCAGCACTATAAGGGGAACGCGGGCAGGGGGGATGCCGAAAGGTATTTCGGCATAAGGCCTTAGACTTTAGGCTTTGGGCTTTTCGTGCCTTCGGCAGATCCGCCGAGGCGGAAGGTTTTAGGCCGGATGTTGTCTAGACAAGGGTTGGCTAAAGGCGGACGGATCGGACGCATCGGGCGGATTGTGTATGGGTTATCCTACATAGGCGATTTGTTGACTAACAACGCTGCGTTGTTCTTTTGCCATTTCTTCTGACCAAGCTCCTTGCTCAACGATTTTGTCGAGAGCGTGAAGACAGAGCGTGTGCAGATCGCGTCCTTCTAGCCCGAGCGTTCCGCGATAAATATGATATTCTCCGGATGCTAAATAATCAGCAGTCATGGTGTAGATTGAGTTATAAACAGAGACTTCTGTACCAATGTTTTTTGCTGCGTTTATTAGATCCTGCGGTGCGGTTTTAAACCACTCGGTGTAAGTATTTCGAACAATTGGAGCGCCGAGATTAATCGGGCTGCAAGATGATAAAAACGAATCTAAAGTTGAGTGTATCTGGCTTAAAATGTCCTGGGCTTCAGGTTCATCTCTATATTTTCGAAGAGCATCGTAAATTCCAGTCGCCTTCATTTGATTGAATGTCTTTTCAACAGCGGCGTCTATATCAATGCTGTTTAAAAACGCTCTAAATTCATCAACATCTGTGTTTCGGTGTGATTTTTTGCGCTCTCTGTTTTCTTTGGCCAGTCTAACTCGCGGAGCGTCGCTGTTTTTTCCAGTTATAATTAGAACGGCAACAAACGCAAAAGCCAGTAGGCTGATTATTATAAAAGCGATAGTTTGTTTTAATTCCATGCGGGCAGAATAACAGGAATAAAAAAAAGTGAAATTATGTATTGTAATATTTTACGGCTAGGTGTTTAGTCACCACAGATAGAAAAGAAACAGCAATGCCAAACCAGCGAGACAGTAGAAAAAAAATGCTAGGGGTGTACCTCTCAGAAGAGGAATACACCAGCCTAAAGGAAATCTCCAAGATTAAGGGGATATCGATGACCGAGCTGGTTAAGCAATTCATTTTAGAATATGCGGAGGGGAAGCATGAAAACACTGACGATAAAAATTGATGATGATCTTCGAGGAAAGCTGGAGAAGGTGGCTGCCGAACAGCATCGGACTCTATCTAATACTGCGCGTCTTGCAATTAGCGAAGGCATCAGCCGTTTTTTTTTGGCCGAGGTGACTAAACACCCGCGCAAAAAATGCGCATGATTATTTTAAGCAGGGTGACTAAACACCCCAACCAAGGAGACCAGATGGGCACGAAGATGAAAAGGGTTGAAGTCAAGTGGGAAGACTCGCACCGAGTTGCCGGGGATGTGTGGGAAAGCCGGGAGGGTGTTGAGCCGCTGGAGCCGGTTCTGGTGATGTCGGTTGGGTATCTGGTTGAAGAGACCGCCTCCCACCTGACGCTTACGCAGTCGTATACAGAAGATCAGTTTGCGTGCCGATTCTGTATTCCGACGGGGTGCATTAAGGGGAGGCGGGTGCTGTGACTATTTCTTTTTATCAGGACGCTGCGTTAGCACAGATGCGGCAAGCGTTTTGCTCGTTTTTGACGACTTCGGGTTGCTCAGCACTTTGGCGGCAATGCCGGCAACGCGTTTTGATGTGTGTTCGTTTTTTGACATTTGGAATCACCTCCTTTCGAAAGGTTGTTTACCGGATTTTCACGGCGCGGGCAAGGGCTGGATTTTCAAAGAAGGAGTCCCAATGAGTTCTTTCGATAGGTTGGAGATTATCGCGGAGATCGAGGTGGCGGCGGAGGCGCTGGGGATGGACAAGCTGACGGTGCTGGGGCGTCTGCCAGATCTGCCGGACAACGATCTGTTTAAGCTGTGGAGTGCGTTGAAGGCGATTGGGGAGGTGCAGTCATGAAGACTACGTACGTAGAAAATATAAAAAATTTCGATCTTAGATCGCTTGCTCGCGTGGTTGAAATGGCAAACGAAAGTCTCCCTCCGGACAAAAACACAGAACTTCACCGCATTGCAGCGATGTTATCCGAGACGCGCAAAAAATCAATGGGGTTGGATTGTGGTTGTGACTGCGGATTCGATGATCCGTATGGGTTTGTTCCAAGCGCAGGCTGTCCAATTCATGATTAACAGACCTTCGACTTTAAGGAGAAATGAAAATGATTGATCGAAAAAAACAGGCGGCGGTGAATCGGGTTCGGGTGGTGGATTTGCTGACAAACACCGGACGTGCGGGCATGGATGGGCTGATTGGTTGGCTGGTTGATGAATGTTTTTTTGAGTCTCCGGCTTCTACGAAGTATCACGGAGTTTATGAGGGCGGGCTGGCCGCGCATTCGCTGAATGTGTTTGACCGTCTTTCGGTGATGGTGGCGGCGTACCGGATCGCGGTTCCGCAGGAATCTCTGGCGATCGCCGCTCTTCTCCACGATGTCTGCAAGGTTGGGGCCTATCTTCCGGTGGAAAGTGACAAGTGGAAAGTGGCGGGTGTTCCGGAGTACCGCTGGAACAAGGAGCAGCCAAAGGGTCACGCTGTGCTGTCGATCAAGCGCATTCGGGAGTTCATCGAGCTCACCGAAATTGAAGAGCTGATGATCCGTTATCACATGGGCGTTTATGGCCTGAACGAGTTTGAGCCCGGCAAGGGCGAGTATCCGCTGCGCGGCGGCGGGCTGGCGAACTCCTGGCACCATCATCCCATCGTTAAGCTGATGTATTTTGCCGATGAGCTGGCGACGCTTGGAGAGCAGGCGGAAGAGGTGCGGGCATGAAGGCCCCGGCAAAACAAATCATGACGACGGCGGAGGCGGCCGCATGGCTGGGTATTCCGGCGCCGGAGCTGAAGCGGCTGATGCAGGCCGGGCATATCCGCCGTCTGCGCGGATACCGCAAGCCGTTCAAGTTTTCGCGCATCGAGCTGGAGCGCTATTTAAGCGCGGGGGTGGTGGCATAGGGGTATTGGCGATTTCCGATTGATGATTGTCGATTTGAAAAGGGGACGGGCAATGACAAAACGCGGGTACTGGAATCAGGAGCAGGGCAAGCAGGGCGCGCAGCCGCCTAGACCTCCGCGCAAGTTCCAGCCCTCGGTTGATCCGGATGTGGAGTTTGATCGGCATCCCAATGATTTTGATCGGTGGCTGGAGCAGGAACGGGCGGGGAGAGGGAAGGCTTTAGTCCATAGGCTTTAGACCATAAAAAAACAAACAAGTAGAAGTATGAGTGTTGATTGTAATGGTGCATGTGCAAATGCGTATCCGGGTGATCGTCCATATATCGGCGTTAAAATGATTTGGGCTCAGCCTGCACGCCGGTTTGAAGCTGCCGAGGTGCTTGGTAAATCGCAGCTCGCGTATGAATCGGATGATCCAGGTTATATCGTGACGTATCCGGATGGATATCGCTCGTGGAGTCCGAAGGCGACGTTTGAGAAGGCGTATTTCGGTCTGGAGGATGCAACACGGATTACAGAGGCGGATGTTGAGCGGATGATGGGTCCGCTGGAAGGCGATCAGATCAGTCCGAAGAGCACGCTGGTGAAGGCAGAGCAGTCTTTGATCGGGTTCGACACCTACAACGTGAGCAGCTGTGTTTCTCCCGCGAATTACAGCACTGAACTCGGCATTAAATACGGCTCGAAGCCGATCAAGGATGAGTTCTGGCGGTGTTTAGGGTTCGTTCTTCAGTGGGCACGGAACGGCCTGAAATAATCAACAGTAAAAAACAAGGAGACCAACATGTGCAAGGTGCTGATTAAGAAGATTGAGAAGGTTCACGCGATGAAGACCGGCGGACCGAAGGATAAGACGTGGAAGCTGTTCCTGTTCGATTGTCTGGTTGAAGTTGACGGGAGTGGAGTTGATGGAGTCCGGACGGTGAAAACCTTTGATGAAGCGACCGCCAAGCAGATTGAGGAGGGCACCGGCAAGACGTTTGAGTCCAAGAAGCAAGGCGACGCCGCGCCGTTTTCCTATCTGGTGGGGCCGGAGAAGAAGCAGGGTTCAGGCTTCCGTGCTCAGGCTTCCGGAGAGACGAACCGGCAGACGGCGCTGAAATGCGCAGTGCAGACCGTTAAGACCGGCGGATATGTCCAGACTCTGGAAGTAGCAGAGAAGTATCTGGCGTGGCTGGACGGGGGTGTGAAATGAGCGTCGAATTGGTTTTTAAGCTGAAGCTGAAAGCAGAGAACCAGACCGAGCAGCGGATTCTGGATTATCTGAATCAGAATGCTTCCGACGTGCTTGTCGAGAAGATCAACGCGGGCACAAAGACGCTGGCCGGGGCTGTGCGGTATGCGACGGCTGAGGCCAAGAAGCTCGGAACTCACGACGGCTGCGTCTGTGTGGATGATGCGACGGTGTTCGGCTGGATTATCCACTTCTTCGAAGAGGATGAGATTACCGAACCGAAGAAGGAAAAGGCCGCAGTCAAACTGCCTGGCAGGGTGAAGAAACAGACCGAACCGACCAAACCGACAAAACGGACGAAACAGACTGCTGATGACGGCGAGCAGAAGCCGGAGGATCCGAAGCCAGAGAAGCCGAAAGGCCTGATTTTCCCAGAGCTTTTTTCCAACGAGGAATTAAGTGGAGCGAAGCGGTGAAGCGGTTTGATTCGCCAGAATATAAGCCGCTGTCGGCGGCGGCGATGCGAAGCATCCTTGCGTTTGATCGTGCGTCCGGTTTTGGGCCCGGCGGTACAGAGACGAACCGCAACCGGTTTTACCACTACCTGACGCAATGCGGTAGCGATGTGCAGATCCGGACGGTGGCGGTGAAGGCGGCCAAGCGGACGGAAAAGCCGCTGGTGAAGGAAGTGTCGCGGGCCAGTGTAGATGATCCGTGGATTCATGTGCATGACTTGGGACATAGACCGATCTCAGGATATACGGTTGACTGGTCTCCTGAAGGATTTCTGTCGTACAATGAATTTGGGTACAGTCGCAGATGGGAACCATGCGCCTATGCGCTGCGCTGCATGTGGAAGATCAATGCTCCGGTTGTTAATCCTGAGATTCTCAATCGGACGCGCCGGTTCAAATGGTCGGCGTGGGAACCGGCGCGGGGGCACCTGCTGGATTATCTGAAGGTCTACAAAGAGCATCCGGAGATCGAACTGCTTTCAAAATGCGGGCTGGGCAAGTTCTGCACAAAGATTTCCATTGTCCGGAGGCTGAAATCTGACAGGAATTTCCGGCAGTTCTTTATGAAGAATGCGGAAGACATTCGCCATTCGGGTGTGGACGCCATTTTCCTGGCATATAAAAACGGAGTGTCGCTGGGTACCGCATGGAAAGATATTGAGGTGATCCGGTCGTTTCGCGGCTATGGCCTTCCGCGCTCGGTTCCAGCATTAAAGGCCGCTGGTTATATTAGCAAGGCCAGAATCTGCCGCACCGATTACGTTGGTTATCTCAAAAACTGCGAAAAGCTGGGGCTTGATCTGTCGGATACGAAGGTTTCGTTTCCGCGTCAATTTAAAGCACGGCAGCAGGCGGTGCAGGATCAGGTTGACGCTATCCGCCGGGCAGAGAATGCGGAGAAGATCGCGGCGATGAACCGCCAGCTGGCGGCGATTGCCGACAAATGGAGCTGGGTTGAGCGCAAGAGCGGGGATTATCGGGTGGTGTGTCCGCGCACAGAAGATGCGTTCATTGTCGAAGGCAAGGCGCTGGTCAATTGTCTTGGACAGTATGCAGCCAAAGTGGCGCGCGGTGAGTGCGTTGTGGTTTTTGTGAGTCAGGCGCGGCGGCCCAATACGGCGTATGTGGCGGCTGCTTACGATCCGAAGACGGGCGTGGTTACTCAGTGCTACGGCAAAAACAACAGCACCCCACCGAAAGAGGTGCGGAAGTTCGTCGAGAGGGTTTTTTCCAAGGCAAAAGTTCAACTCAAGGTGGCGGCATGATGCACTTCTTAGACATTCAGAGGTTGCGGGCATTTAGGATTGGTGATTGCCGATTGGCGATTGATCGGACTGGATTTTTAAAAATTGCACGGCGCGGGCAGGCGAGTCCCGTTTTCGGCTTGGTCTCCTTGGCGGGGCCGCTCCGCGCCGTGCTACCTGCTGGCGCGATGCGTCGCGCCCGTACCGGATGGCTTCGCATCTGGAGGGGCTGCTGGATGGTGAATTGGGAAGGTGGCAAGACGCGGGTGTTTTGGCAGTGGGGCAGACCTTAAACCGGAGCAAATCATGCACGTTAATTCTCTGCTGGCGTATTACGAGGGGCGCAAGGAGTTCAGTAAGCGGGAAACGATGATTCTCGGCTGGCTGCTGATGAATCCGGGCGCCTGGACGGATCGGCAGATTAAGACGGGGCTGGAGCAGGCGGATATGAACGGGGTGCGTCCGCGCATTAATGAGCTGATCGAGCGCAAGGCGCTGGAGGTGGTTGGCGATACGGTTTGTCCCGTGACCGGCAAGACGGTGCGGATGGTGAGGATCAGCGGGGATTTTTTAGAGATGAGAGTTGGGGCGACAAGCGTGTCGCCCGTACGGGATGTAGGGGAGCGGGTTGGGCGCATTGAGCGGTGGAAGGTTCCGGCAAGAGCCGGGCAGTGCAGTTTGTTTTAAACACGGAGTGAAAATATGAGTTCAAGTTGGATGCAAACCTATACGGGGCGGAAGTTTGATGTGCTGAGTCCGCGCGCGGAGGATGTGAGCTTTGTTGATGTTGCCCATGCGCTGGCGCATCAGTGCCGGTTTAACGGCCATACAAAGCAGTTCTACAGCGTGGCGCATCATTGCGTGATTATGAGCCGGGAGATTCCGCCGGAGTTTGCGCTGTATGCTTTGTTGCATGACGCTGGGGAGGCGTACATCGGTGACATCCCGCAACCCGTCAAAGCGTGTCTTTCAGAGATACGGGCAATCGAGGAGGGGGTTCTGGCGGCGGTGTATGAGGCGGCTGGCATCCGGTCACTGGACGAAGAGGCGGAGCGTCTGGTTCGTCTCTACGATTTGAAGATGCTGTTGACGGAACGCCAGCAACTGATGGGTGAGCCTCCGGAGCCGTGGGCGCTGGATAGCCTGAACATCGAGCCGATTAATATCCGCATTTCATGCGAACCGGATTTTGAGATTTATAAGGGGCGATATCTGCGGCGGCTGGTGGAGTTGGGGGTGAATGTGGATACAGAGGGATTTGTCCGATGAAATGCCTTTCTGTGCGGCAGCCGTGGGCGTGGGCGATCCTTTATGCGGGCAAGGATGTTGAAAACCGGACGTGGGCTCCGGGTAAAGCGTTGAAGCCGGGGGATCGGCTGGCGATTCATGCGAGCAAGATGTTTGACGTGGACGGTCTGCGCTGGATCTGCGCGAACCATGAAGAGCTGGGGCTGAAGCTGGAGGATATCCCGATCGATCCGAAGGCGTACCCGGTTGGGTGCGTGGTGGGGAGTGTGGAGTTTTTGGGAATCACGGACGCAGCGGACTGCAACGGTCGGTGGTTTTTCGGGCCGGTGGGGTGGCTGGTGAGCAATCCGGTGGCGCTGGCGGAGCCTGTGCCGATGAAGGGGCGGCTGGGGTTGTTTGAGGTTCCGGACGTATTGGACTGATCGGGCGGATTTTTTTGAGAAACGTAAATAAAAACGGAGGAAATCATGGCTAAGAAGAAAAAAGCAGAGTCGATAGAAGAGAAGCCTGTTGAACAGCAGGCTCCGGCGGAGAGCCGGTTTGTGGATGTGATGGTTGAAGAGCGTGAAGTGCTGGTACGGCTGAGCGATGAGCGCTTGCTGGAGATCGCGGACGAAGCCTGCGGAAAACACCGGGCGGTAATGCAGTTGCATGTTGAAATCAAGGCGTTTAGTGATTCGCGCAAAGCGCAGATCAAAACGCCGGACGACGAAGCGGCCGAGCTGGATGAACAGTTTTACCGCAAGACGGTTCCGGCCACGAAGGAAGTCCGCATTATCAAGGACTTCGCCCTGGGCCGTCTGCGCGTGGAGGTGATCCTC